TGATCATATAAAGATTGATATTCATGTCGTGAAATTTTTTTATAAATCGTTCACGAAAATCTTTTGCTATCTTATATGAAACGAACTTGCGTCTGTCCATCACGTCACCTAAATGTATGACAGTATCAATATTGTTTTTTTCTAAGTATGGAAAAAATTGTTTTTCCCAAAAGTCAAAAAAGTATTCGTTGAAATGTAAATTGTCACCTCTGGCACCGAAGTGCGTGTCTGTTATTAGAGCAACTTTCATTTATTCATCACCCATAAATTTATTCAGGTTGTTAGGTTCTTTTATTCTTTGTTTGGCAATTTGAAAATAATCATATTCTTTTTCAATACCTACAAAACTAAATTCACCCTGCATTGCCGCTTTACCCGTACTGCCGCTTCCCATAAAAGGATCAAGTGTAGTGCCACCTTTAGGTGTTACAAGTCTTATTAGATATAACATCAAGTCAGTAGGTTTCACGGTAGGATGATTGTTGCCGTCTTCTCTGTCTTTTTTACTTGCTTTGGCACAATAGAAAAATCTTGAAGCACCTTTTTTTAAAGTCTCACTTTTTAGTTCGCCACATTCACCACTCTGTTCATCTAAAATTTTACCTGCCTCTTCATCAAATGTGATATTTGCCGGGAATCTGCCTAACTTACTTGATGATATTTCTTTTCCTTCCGACCAGTTACCAGAATAAGAATGTTTTGAGAACTTCCCTCCAGCAAAATATTTTTGTTTGAATGAACCTTTACCACCTAATCTTGAATTAACACCTTCAGATTCACCTTCAGATAATTCTATTCTACTATCATCAATGTTAATACCACCTGTACCATGTTCTAAAACATTTTCGGCAACAGATTTTTCACTCAAAGGTTTTCTTGCCATAACAATAGGTTCATGTGCTGGTTTTAATGCAGTTCCCCAACCTTCCCATTCAGAGTTACCTTGTAGTTTGTCTACTGCTTTACCAATGTTCAAACTCTTTGGAAACCCAGAACCATATAACCACATAATCTGGTCACGAATTTCAAAACCAGCGTCTTCAATCCTTAATGCCATTCTATGATAAGTTCTACTTCCAGCGAATGATAACAAGTGACCACCGGGTTTCAAAACTCGTAAACACTGTTCCCAGATTTCTTGTGCTGGCACATCATAGTCCCACTTTTTATTCATAAAAGCAAGACCATAAGGTGGGTCAGTCACAATACTGTCTACGGAATTATCTTGAAGTTCTTTGAGTTGAACTAAACAATCATTGTTGTATAAAGTTATTCTTGACATATTATAAATTTACAACTTTTCCTTTTGGTAAATTTTTTATTCTCTTTTTTCTTTTTGGTTTGTTTACTTCACAAGGTTCACACACGCAAGGCACGTTAAATTTTATCATACCTTCCGATCCAGCATTTATCCAACATGTTCTAAAACCCTTTTCAGGTGCTGTGCAATATATTGGATACGTTTTTTGTTTTGGTTCTTCTACTGTATTTTCTTCTGTAAATATTGGTACACAAAGCAATAGAAATACAAATAATTTATTCTTCATCGTCTTCATAAAAATTTTCCAATCCTCTTTTTAGTTTTGGTTTGTTTATTTTATTTTTCAACTTTTCTTTTCGTTCACCAGATGGATACATTTTTTGTAGTGTAGTAATATAAGTTGAATCAATATTTTCACCGTCACCATCTACACCTAAAACAGCAGTACCCATACTTTCAATCATTTTATTTTTTATATGTGTTTGCTTTTTCTCTTTGTCGATTCTTCGTAAGAAAGCATAATAGATAATTTGTGTAAGATAAGAAAAGGGATTCTTAGATTTGTTTGGATCAAAGTTGTGCATATATTGTAAACAATTTTCAACACCGTCCATAATCATTTCTTCTCTATATGTGTAATTTATAAAGTTTGGTTTATGTGATAGTCTCGTTGCTATTTCCAATATTGAGCGACCAATATAATCAGATACAGGAACCTTCTCACCTGCGGCAGCACATTCGTCTTTCCATTTGACCATCTCAATATGTAAGTCTGAATTGTTGATATAATGGTTTTTCTTTTTTGACATAATATAAGTATATCACAAAAGTGAGAAAAAGTAAATCATTTTTTTATTTTGTCTTTTGTCTTTTTTTATAAAAAGTGCTTTACTTTTTTTAGAAAATGTGGTATTATAATAATGTAGGAAAAAAGGAGAAATATATTATATTAGATATTGACAGTATCTATCTTATAATCAAATTGTTCTACATTATAATATTCAATTCTTTTTACAAAATGATTCAACGTAAAGTTTGGTTTACCTTTACAAGATATATCATCTGAGATATCATATAGAACAGCATCTGTTTTACTTTCACTGGTTCTCAATCCTCTACCTATACTTTGAAGAACTCGTATTTTAGATTTACTAGGTGACGCAAAGATAACATTATGCAAGTTCTTAATATTTATACCTGTACTAAATGTTCCATATGATGCTAATATAATTGAGTCATCACTATCTTCTACAATGCTTCTTATTTCTTCTCTTGTATTTGTTTTAACGCCTCCATACACAAAATATACATTCTTTTGTATTGTCTTTTCTGCTAATTCATGTAAAGGTTTTCCATGCTTTTCTACTAATTGAAAAAGTATCAAAGTGTTTCCTTTCAAATGTTTTGCAAGATTCAATATGAATAAATTTCTTTTTTGATTTTGTACAATATATTCTATTTCTTGTTGGTAGTTCATACCTTTAATTTCTTTACAAGCAACGCTATCATATTTCAAAACAATACAATTGATTGAAAGTTTTGCTACTGTATTGTTATCCATCAATTCTTTTGTTGTAGTTACTTTTTTGACAGAACCAAACAAACCTTCTAATACAAGTTTATTTGTTTCGCTACCATCTAATGTGCCTGTAAGACCAAACCTATAAACACAGTCTACCATTTTTGTCAATATTGATGTCAATGATTTTGCTTTGAATAAATGTGCTTCGTCACCTATAACAATATCAAACTGACTGAACCAATCTTTATTCAATTTGTATATTGATTGCCAAGTTGAAATTGTTATCAAAGAATCAATGTCTTTTGTATGACCTGAATATATTCTTTGCATAATTTTTTTATTGCAACCATAATCAATAAAATCTTTATACATCTGTTCTACCAAAGAAGTTGTTGGTACAAGTATCAATGCACGACAATCTTTGAGTAAATAATAAACAATAATACAATATATGATAAGTGATTTACCAGATGCTGTGGGACTTAAAAATAATGCTCTACGATTCTTTATAGCATGCTTTACAGCATCAAACTGGTAGTCACGTATTTCGTATTTGAGTTTCAATGACTTTATAAATTCATAGAGTTCATCGTTTGTTATTTGATCTTTTTCTTCGAGTTGTTTATCTAATTCGTATTGATAATTATTTTCTTTCAGATATTTTTCAAGATAAGGTAACAAACCGCAATATAGTTTGTTGTCTCGTAAATCAAATAATCGTATCTTGCCATCCCATTGCCTTGAACGATAGGATGGCATGAACTTAGCATTTGGAACCTCAAAAGTAAAAAATTGCCATAGTTCACGAGCAATACCATCTTCGGTATCGACATGAATATAAACTTCATTTACTTTTGAGATTTTTGTCATTTGAACTTAGGACCAAGAATCCAACCAACCAATGACTTTCTTTTGCCTTTGATCATAGGTCTAACTCTATGATACAAGTCTGATTGAAAAAATACCATATGACCTTTTTTTGCTTCAATGGTATTGTATCTTTTGTCTTTGTCTTGATTCGGATGTCCGATTTCAATATCAAATTCACCACCTGAAAATGTATCATTTATAAAATATGTAAAACTCATTTTACGAATACGCCCATCTTCATATGGTTTTGCGTGTTGGTCAACGTGCCAATCATATTCATGACCTTTTGTATATTCAGAATACTGTAAAGGTTCTATGGCATCTATTTCCCAGTCCCATTCACATTCTTTATTGATCTCATTGGCAAGAGAGATAAACTTTTGTAAAAATTCGTTATCATTTTTCAAAAATCCAATCTTTGATTCTCTTCTTGTCAAACCGCTTGGACTTTCAATAATAGATTCTTCTAAATCATACTTGACTTCTTTTATTTTATTTTCAATTTCTTTGTTAAAATCATCCTTCAATGTTTTAACAATATAGTTTGCACCATATTTCATATATTCGCTCCATCTAAAAATTTTCTCCAATCAATTGCATTTTTAATCTGAAAACCACGATTTGAAATCATCTTCAGTATTTTATCCAACGTATCCAAAACCGTTTTCAAATATTCAATCTTTTGTGAAAGTTTGATTATATCTTCATCAGATTCAATGTACATATGTAGGTCTTGTTTGAGTATTTTCAAATCAAAAGGTTTTGCTTTGTATACAGATGGGTTTGATTTACCTGAGTAATATTCCCATTTGTTACGTAGCGTTACTTTGTATTCTGATTCTGCCTTCTTCAATAAAAGGTTGAATTTCGTGTAATGTTTTAGGTATTTGTTATAGAGTTGTGGCGTTTTCAATGATTCGATATCAAGCAACGCATCATCCATACTCAAATCTTTTTCTGATTCGTTTTGAAGTTGTTCAAGATCCATAATGTAATAGAATTATTTATATTGTTCTATAAACGCTCATATCTCATAGTCTGAAAAGCAAACGTGGCATCAACGGTCAAAGCATCAATAGTAGAAACTGATACATCATAATTTATACCGGAAAGTGTTATTGGATAAACACCTTCAAAATAAAATTGTATTTTTGGGTTATTCTTATTTGTAAGTGTAGTCAATATTGCATCACTGAATAAACCATTAATATCAGTGTTACCATAATTATTATTTTGAGAATTTAAAAAATCACTAAATTGTTCTCTTTTTTGTGGGAAACCTAATGCTTCCATCCAATCAAAAATATCTGTGTAGTTTTGATAATCTCTGTCGATTTTATATTTGATTGACAATGCACCGTATTCTAATGTGTCTCCTTGCATTGGTAAACTTTTAAAAGGTGTTTGTAAAAGTGTGTCACCAAGTGTCAAATCAGGTAAAGTAACAGAATCAATGAAAAAATTTACATTTGGTAATTTTACAATGTGAAAATTAAACTTTGATACATCTGTAAAGTTTTGTTGTGATGGTTGACTCATTTGGTATTATTTATAAAAAAATATAATAAAAAAGGGACTCTTGCGAGTCCCTTCAAAGTAAACAAACCTAAAAAGATTTGATTACATAATGTTAGTAACCTGTACTCTTCTGTAATAACGGTTATCGTTAGTTCCAAGAGTAACATCAGTAGCAGCACTTGTTGCGAAAGGATTTTGTGCCATTCCGTAACGAGTTTTGAAACCGATTTTAGGTTGGAAAGTGTTTTCACCAACCGCACGAACCATCTGTAGTGGTACGTATGGGCAGTAGAATACACCAGCGTCATAAGCGTTTGAACCTTTGTAACCAACAACATAGTATTGCTTTGCAGCACTATTAGCAGCATAAGGATCTACGTATACTTTGTAACGTCCGTTAAGAACACCAGCGAAAGTGTTACCGGAATCGTCAACTTGTAGGTTGTTGTTTAATGCAGGTGTATAATCTAACATACCTGCTGACTGAAGTGCAGAAGCAACGTCAGATGAACAGATAATTAGGTTACCTTTCCCACGGCGAGTTCTTTGAGCAATTGCATTAGCATCACGTTCGATTTGAAAGTGAAGACCTTTGAATTTTTCAACAGACCAGCGACCATTTGA